ATATTGTCATAACTCTTATAAAATAAAAGGGGGTAACTCGTAAAAGCACCCCCTCCTAACCTAAACAAAACTTAATGAAAAGAAACCTATCGTTTTTTAGCTATTAGTACCTACTACTATTGTCTCCGTTGCTGCTGTTAGTCCTGCAAATGGATTAGCAACAGTTGCTCCAGTGATGAAATTAGCAGGAAGCACCTCTTGGGCTGTTAGCGTTAAGGTATAGCCAGTTAAATCTCCCATGGCTGTTCCAGTTACTATTGTTCCCCCAGTTACTTCTGCTCCATTATTTAATCCCACCAAGAAAGCATTTCCGTTGTAATCTACAACTGCTACTTGTGGTCTACCATAAGCTAATAGTTTTATCTGTACGTTATCTTCTTTCGTTAATTTAGTAAGACTTAGAGTAAGCACTTGCTCAAAATAAGCCGTTCCTGACTCTCTTGACGAGGTAACAGTTTGTTCTAAACTACTACCCCCTTTTAATGCATACTCGTATGCTGAGAAAGTTCCATCACAATTTGTTATTTCATCTGCTGTTAATGAAACGTCTCCCAATCCACCAAAGTCAACAAAGAAAACCTTTTGAATCCCGCCTACTACATCTTTACATGGGACAGCTCTACCTGCACTTAAATTACATGACATATTATTTTTTTTTTAAAAGGTTAAACTTTATTTATTTGTTATTACGCTAGCAATACTACTTCAGAACCAAGTCCGTACTGAATCCCAGCTTTCCAACGCATGATAAATCTTACGTTCTGCGAGCCAGTAATGTCCGCCATGTCTATAATTTTGATTTCATTTAAATCAGACATCACTCCTGTACCGAAGTACAAGTTTGAAGCTTGAGCAGCAACAACTTGATTTGCTGGCATACCTGGTGCGTGGAATATTTTAACTCCATCAATAGTTAATGGTACTCCATTGTACCAAAGTGTCCCTCTATTGTCAACACCTGCTCCAGATGCAGTAACACCTAAAGCTTGGATATAAAATCTAAGGGTATCAGTATTTACATAAACATAAAGATCGTCTTTATCATAAATGGTGTCAGGAATGGCAGCTACTACCTTCTGTAATTCTGAGATTACGATTGAAGCAGACATAGCTCCTGCTCCTGCTACGTCAATAACGTCAGCATCTGCAGCGAATAAAGTACAGAAGCCATCAAATTCTCCTACATTTCCGTTAGTTCCACTCCAAATGACTTGTTCGTATTTGTCAGCTATCTTAGCAGCGAATTGTGAAACAATAAATTCTTGGAAACTTGCAGGTAAATTTTCTCCTAATACAGAATATCCCATTTCAGCAGCTTGCCAAGTTTGAGAAAAATCTTTTTTACAGAACTCAGAATTGATTTGGAACTCCTCTAATGTAAGAACTCTTTCTGTTAAATCTACCTGACCTGTATCTGTGAAGTCACAGCTTGCATTTTTAATAAAGTTAGCATCAAATGCTCCTTTTTGAATTACATACTTGTAGTCAATGTTTGGCATAATTGTTACACCTCCATTGTCTAAAGTTTTACCACTCAACAAAGCGATTGAGACATATTTACCTGCCCATTGACCTGCATAAGTAGTAGTGATGTTGGTTGTAGTCGCTAAATCGACTTTGTGATTACTCATGGTTTAAAATTTAATTGATTATTATTTATTATTAATTCATTTTTTCTAGCACTATGTCTAGAGTGTTTCTTCTTCTATTTTTAGCAAACTGTACGTTTTGCTTTTTAACTTCTCCTTCAGGATTGTGTGAGATTGGCTCTCCAGAAACCTTAATATCTTTAAGTTCTGTTTTAGATGCTTCTACTTTTACTTCAACTTCTTCAGATGCTTCTACTTCGTTAGAGTTTTTATTTTCTTTATCAGCTTTTAAATCTGCTACAGCATCTTCTAAATTTTTTATTCTTTTCTCCATTCCCTCCCAGTCATCAACTGCTGCTTCTTTTCCGTCATCTCTCATTTCTTCTTCTTCTTTATCAGAAGCATCTCTAAGCTCTGCTATTTTACCTTCTTCTTTAACTAGCATAACTGTTCCATCTGAAAAATTATATTCTCCAACTGGTACGGCAATTTTTTCATCTTCTTCGCCTTCACTTACTATAAAAACAGATTGCCCTTGTTCAAACGATTCTGCTTCTAACTTAGTTCCGTTCTCCAATTCTTTGACTTCTAATTTTACTTTAACTTCTGATAGTTCCATTCCTAGAACATCTTTGATTGAATCTACTATTTCTGATGCTTTCATTTTTTTAATTTTTAATCCTTATATATAATACAATAAAATTCAAAAGTGTTTCCACTTTTGTTAAGTTGACTGAGTTTTTCCTATGCCTTGAGCATATAGTGTGCCATCACAGCATTTTGCGCTGTATGTTCTACCATCTTTACACAAACAGCCCCTTCTACCTCCTTTTGGAGAGTTATGAGCAAGATTTTTAAATCTTTTTTTAATTATCACTAATTATACTTTTAATTTTTGCTATAAGCTCTTGTGCCTCCTTGTCTTTGCTTAATTCTTCTTCGATTTGCTCTTTAGGTCTATTTGCTTGGTCTGAAAAGAAGCCTTCTATGGAAAATCCTTTTACTTTGCCTGTTTTTACAAAATCATTCCAGATTTCATCATTATTTACCTTCATAGAGACCATCCATGTTCCTTTTGGCACATCTAGACCGTATTTTACCGATTTATCCATTTTTGGGTCATCTACTAACCAAGATTCAACAACTGTTAAGTTTTGGAGAGATAATTGATGTTCTAAGGTTGCTTTAGACTGATTTCCTCTAATAAAAAACATTTCTGATGCCTTTTTTACAGTATCTTTTGAGAAAAAGACATAATATCCATCATCTTTAGCATTTTTTCTATAAATAGGCTTATTAGGTATTAAAGCAGCTCCCATTAGGATACGTTTTTCCTTATCTACCTCTGCCATTTTGATTTCTTGATTCTTAAGCGCTATAAATTCGGATTCTATGGCAGGAGATTCTACTACTGAAATTGCTTCAATTCCAGACAGTTCGTTTTCTTCGTCTAAAAATAATTCAATGATTTCCATATATATAATACAACTTATTTTAAAAGTGTTACCCTATACTTGCTCCTTCTATTGTATTTCTTTCTAATGCCTGTCCTGTAGTTACATCATTTGCTACTACATAAGTCTTAACAGGTGTTTGTGCTTGTGATGCTATTGCTCCTGCTAATTGGTTAGAATCTGAAGCTCCAACTACATTAAAAGCAGGAGGTGCTGAAGGAGTAGGAGTTGGAGTACCACCTCCACCTACTGCTGGTGCTCCACCACTTATACTTTTCCCTGAAGGATCAGTTGAAAGTATTTTTTTAATTTGTAATGCACTAAACGCCCCTGCTAATCCTGCTTGTATAAATGGATAAGCGGGAAATACTTTTGTAATTGGACTACCTTGAGCAGTTGTAAAAGCATTTTGAACACTTTCAATACCTGAGATAGTAGCTTGACCTACAGCCATAGCTTTACCCACAGCACTTCCTTTACCTGCAATCTCTTGTATTAAAGCCATTCCACGCATAGCTGATTGAACTTTAGCTGCCTCTACTTTTTCTTGTAGTATTTGACTTGCTTTAGCATCTTTTTTCTTCCCTTCTGCTATCTTACCCTCCCAATAAGCAATTATGTTAGCCTTTTGTTCTTCTGTTGCATTTAATTTATCTAATTCTGCAATAGATTTTTCAGCCTCTAACATTGCTTTTGCTTCTTCAGTAATTGCCGCTTCTTCTTTTTCTTTCTCCTTATAAGCTTCTTGAATATTTTTAATTCCTTGTTGCCTTTTAGTTTCAGCATCAAGAGCTTTTAATATACTATTGTTTATTTCGTCTTCTTCTTCTTTTTTCTTTGCTTCTTTTGCAGCTTTTTCTTCATTAAAAGCAGTAGTGATTTGTGTTTGTAATAATCGCTGACTTCTTAATTTTCTAGTATCTAAGTTTATTAATTCTGCCTGTAGTTTAGCAAGTTTATCTTTAGCAGCAATATCATTCAACCCTTGCTCCATTTCTTTTTCTTGTGCCTCTACTAAAAGTTGTTTAGCAGCAATTTCTTTATTAGTAATATCTTCTTCTATTTTTTGTGCTTTCTTTAATAAAGCAACTCTTTCTCCTGCTGTATATTTATCTCTTTTTTCTGCTTCTAATCTAATATCGTTAATTTCCCTATTTGCTTCCGCTCTTTCAACAAGCAAAGCTCTGTTAATACGGTGTGCTTTTTGTCTTGCCTTTGTTACTTCATTAATTGCTTCAACCTCTTTTTTAGTTTCTTCTACAAAACCTGTTACTGCATCTTTAGCATCTTTAAAAGCACCTGTTACTGTACCAATAGGGTCAGAAAGAAAATTTTTAATTCCTTTACCTAAATTTTTTAAAGCTTTCATTGGATTAGTTACAGCATCTATAATTGCTTCGCCCATCTTAGCGAAAGAATCCATAACTTGTTTAACAACAGCACCCATCATTTTTAGTCCTCGCTGAAGTTTTTCTTGACCTTCTTCTGATTGTTTAAAAGCTGCTATTAAAGATGTTATAATCACTACAAACGCACCAATTCCTGAAGCAATCCATGCAACCCTTAAAAGCTTTAATCCTTTTGTAGCACCACCAATACTTGTAGTAAATCCTTGAAAAGAGCTTATAAGACCTCCTGTTTGTCTATCAACTAAAGCTAAAACACCTTTATATTCTCGTTGAACTGTAACGCTTTTTTTTACTTCTTTATTGTCTTTAGTTCTTTGTTGTTTATTTTCTTGTAGTCTAGTTTTAGTTCTTTTTAATAGCTTATTAGATTCAGCAATTCTTTCATTATACTGTTCTATCCTGTTTTTGTCTTTTTTGCTAGTTTTACTTTTTAGATCTTCAAGTTTTTCTATCTCTCTCTGAACATCTTTAATCAAATCTTCTTGCTTCTCAATAGTTATATTGATGTCTTCAAGATTTTTTTGTGCCTTCTGAGTTTTAGCATTTATTTCGATAACTTTTTTAATTGCCATAATATGCGTCTTTTATTTGTTGATATGCTTCTTTAAAGGTTTCTGGCATTTTGTTTTTTCCTGTTGCTATTTGAGAATATTCCCCTTTGCAGTTGGTTAGTTTAATTAATTCAAGTAGTTGTTCTATCATTATACTTCGTTTAATAGTTCAATAGTGCTTTTTCCACTTTTTAAATCGGTTGTAACTGAATTTATTTTATAGCTCAGAGTGTTTATTTCAAACCTATCTGCAAGAGTATAATTTAATAAGATATTTAAAGGAAGATATGCTGTAAGCCTACTTAACCTTCTTTTAGTATTAAACATTTCAGTTATATAAGTAGAATAATATTCTTGAAATAATGTTCCACTCATGCTCTCTGTTATATTATATTCGTTGTTTTCTTGATTATAATTAATGTTTTTAGTTGACGAAGAAGCTAATAAGGCAACACTATTGCTTGGAATATAATAATCGTTTATATCTACATTTGATGCTGGATTAACATAGGGTCTATCGGTTAAAAATCTTATGTCATCCTGATTTTGCTGATATATAGGATAAAACAAAACAGGGCTTCCTAAATATGCTTCATCATTATCATTAACACACCAGCCATACTGTGCAGTAGTATTGTTACCATTGGCAACATTTATAAGTCGTTCATATTTCATGTGTTCAAATGGAGCTTCTACTTTATATACTCCTCCATCATATTTATCATCTCCTGTATATTCAGTAGTTCCCCAACCAACACCACCTGTTGTTAGCTGTTCATGTTGCATGGCTAGTTTAGTTCCTAAACCTTTATATTTAAATACTATTTCTTTATAGGGTAGAGCTACATTAACCTGACTTTTTGGAACATCTACAAATCTGCTTATATCCCATGGAGAACCTGAACTTGGATTTGCATAAAAATCGTCTAAGGTTTGTACTTTAATAGTTCCGTCATCTTCTACATAAGCTGTAAGATTGTATAGCTTGAAGATTCCTGTTAAAAAGTCAAGCACCTTTATTGGAGGTAGCTGTTCGCTTGGAACAAATTGAGTAGTTGCTGGTATTGTATAAGCACCAACAGAAAAAGTATGAGATTCTGGAACTTGTAAATCAGACATAGCCCAAGAAACAGAATCTACTGTAAATTCTTCTCTTACTTCTAATTGAACTTGGTAGCTACCATTATATACATTTATACTAGCTGAAGCTGCACTTGAAGCAGTTGCTGAAAAGCTATCTTGTATCACTCCATCTCTAATTACATTAACTGTATAAACTGTATTTTCAGCAGAGTTAGGAGTTACTGTTAAAGTAGAAGTTATTTTATTATTTCCTGTAAGACCTGCAACTGTTAGAGTTTCTCCTGCTGCTGTAACATTAGTCATGGTAGTGTCTAATCCAAAATCTACAAGATTAGTAAATGTTGTTACAGCATTAGGGTCTTCAACATTCCCTTTTTTTCTGTGCATCCACATATAGAGATTATAGTAAGGATCATTGCCAGATGTTTTAAAGAAGTCTGTAGAAAAGGTTATACCATAAGTTTTTTCAATAGCCATAATTATAAGATGTACTCTAATAGCATATTTTAAATCCTTCCAATATACTCCATGATTCATAGCAGCACTTTCTCCATTTCCATTAGGAGCTACGTTTCCATCATCTGCTGTATCACTTGCTGAATCGTAAAATAATCTTGTAGTATGAGTAATAAGTGGAGTGATTATTGCTTTAGAATAACTTACACTATCGTTGGTTATATCATATCCTGTAATAAGCCCAGTATAAATTGCAGTACTGCTATAAGGTTTAGTAAATCCATCTATCCAGTTAGAATCTCCAACTAAGGCATCTAAAGTGTCTTCTCCCATTAAGTCCTTTAATTCTACTGTATTTCCAAAGAATGTAATCTTATAAGCATAAACATCATTCTTTCTCATTTCTACTCCTTCGAGTTTTATCTTGCCTTTTTGAAATGTTAAGTAATTAAGTTCAATAGTAGCGTTTACTTTTAATCTCCCATCAAAGCCATCTACAATATCAAAGTTGTAATAGTGTTTAAATATCTGATTGTTTACTTTAGAAGCAGGTAGCGTAAAGCTTTGTGAAAAACTAGTAAACACTTTAGATATATCTTTGATGTTTTGAATAGTGTTAGTTAATGAAACACTTTCGTCTTCAAATAAATCTACTCTTTCTCCTTGAATGTAAAGTTGTATATATTGCATTATCTAACATTGTTTATTTTATCAAATGAATAGTTAAAGTCTAATGAATAATTAATTAGCCTATCGTTAACTGACTTTTTAAATGTTAAAGATTTAGTATTTAGATTAATAGGCAATACGTCTGTTCCATTATCTACCCAGATTTGTTCGCTCAACAATAACTGTCTAATTACTTCGTTAAAGCTCTCCTTTATATATCCTGTATTCATACTTATTTTCTCTTTTCCATTTATACCAAGAGTTGCTATAACATGCTTAGACTTATCATAAGTAGGGTCATTAGTATAGTTCATAATATCTCTTTGGAACTCACTACTTGATGTAGTAATGGAGGTAGTTGACTTTTTAAAGAATGGCATAATCTGTAATGCTCCAAACTTGTTATAAAAGATTACTTGTAGCTGGTCGTATTTAATCTCGCATACTGCCTCAAGTGTAATAGTATGAGTTTGAGCATATCCTGTTTTAGTTGATACTACTGTTATAGTATCTCCTGTTACTAAGCTATTGGTTGGACTTACTCTTATATATTTTATTTTTAATGTAGAATCGTTGGTATCAGCAACAACAATAGGACTTAAAGTATTGCCCCAGTATTCAGCGTATAGATTCCAATATTCATTTGCTAATTGCCAATATACATTTGCTCCTCCACCACTTGTAAATGTAATAGTTGGTTCTGCTTCTACAAATACTGGAAAGACAATATCTGTTCCTTGTTTAAAATAAATAGTAGTGTTACTCTGCATATAGGCAGGAGTGTAATCTGGTCTGGCTATAATAGTATAGTCGTCAGGAGTTGAGGTCATAATATCTGCTACTAATGCTAATTGAGTATTGCTTTCTACTGCAGCAATAGTACTTGAGGTAGCGGCACTTGTATTATTAACAGTATCTCCAACTGTAACTGTTTGCGTGAATGTTTGAGTTGAATCTATAAGTTTAAATGCTGTTGTAGAACCTGTTGTTGTGGAACTAACAAGAGTATTAACAGGATTAGTAGATTCTCTTGGGTTTACTCCAGTTTCAAAATATCCATAACCTTCAAATCCTAATAAATCTACAGTTTGACTTTCTGAACCAACATTTGTTGTAATTGCACTATCGGCTTCTACCCAGACGCCATCCGTAGAGAAGTTAGCATACTCTGTATCTAAATAATCTTTTACAAGTCCGCTTATTTCAAAGATCACATAATTGTTTCCTGTAAGGGGAGTTTTAGTAAGTGTGTATTGTGCTGACCCTGGTTTGTCTGTTGTAAATGTTCCTGAATATATATATAGGCTCATTGTTACTGTTGTTATTGTATTTGCAGCAGGAGTTATTTTAATATAGTATGGACTTCTTGCGTTTAATATTGTACTCATTTACTTTTTATTTATTTGTTCTATTATATTTTTTTCTATATCTATTGCAAAGGCATTAACAAAGCCATCTGGCAAGGTGTTCCAATATTTATCAAAAGCTGAAGTAAAAAACAAACTTGGTTTTATTCCTTTAAGAAATACGCTTCTTGCTATTAAAAAATCTGTTAATTTTCTTGGTAAAAACCTTCCTTTTTTATCTCTTATTCCTTTCAACCCTTTTTTTCTTACAACCCATTGGTCAAAAGCTTTTGGAGGAGGCATACCTTTTAATGATTTTGACCCCCCTTTTCTCTTATAAGAAAAAGGAGTTGGAAATTTTTGATCTACACCACTTACACCTTTATCTTGAAATTCTCCATATTCTTCCATAAAAAAAGCAAGAGTAAATCCAGTAGGAGTTACATTAGGTTTATAGGTTAATGAATTAGACAGTTTTCCAGTTACATCCTTTTTTTCTTTTTTTAAATTAGCTTTAGCAGAACTAATTACATTATTAGCAAAAGCATTTAGAATTTTTTTTGTGCGGTCAACTTTCATTAGCAAATAGTCATATCAGTTGGAACAATAACGTCAAAGGTTACAGCCCATCCAGTTAAAGAGTTTTCAAACCTCTCATTAAAAGGCTCACAAGTTGCTGTATCTTCTACTTGGTATAAATCAGTAAATAAATCTCCACGCATTAATTTGCTTACTATTCTTGCGGCAACATTTAACTGCGTGTTAAGTATATCTTGTTCATTGGAGTTTCCTAGAAATGGAGATGTATTTTCTGTCTTAGGTTCATTTACAATATCCATGCACATTATAGTTACATTGAATGTTGTAGTTGGAGCTGAGATAGTTGCTTGATTAACCATTATGTGTGATAATGGAAATATCGTTTGTTTAGCTAAGTCTATGTCATAGATGTTTCCATAACTTACTGTATTAACAAATGGTTCTGCTTGTAAAGCTGTTTTAAGTGTATCAATTATATTATAGTATGTTGTCATATTGTTTTAATAAATATTGGTGTAAATGAATTTATGTCACTATTATTTGTTTCTTCTATGTAATCGTCTAACCAATCAAGCGCTGCATCAAAGTCAAATACTTCATTATTAATTTTCGCTTTAATTAAACAGTCTAAACATTTCCAGTAATCATATATTGCTCTTTTAGGATTTGTTGTAGATATACCAATCATAGCGTCATCAAATCCTTCGGCAAGTACAATACTTTCGTCAAATGGAATTAATCCCCTTTCGTAAAGCTCCTCTACTAAAAACTCTTTCATTATTTAATTTTACTTTTTAATATTCTTTCTTCAAGCTGGTTCTTATCTTTTTCAAATGTTAAAAACATTAAGCATTGGTGTAAGGGTAGTTTGGTAACTTGGTTAATGTTGGCAACGTTTCCTGAAGAAAGTCTGTAAATGCTTGAATACCAATTCCATCTTCTTGCAAAGTTTGCTTTTGCTGTGAGGTCAGATTCGGTAATTCCTTCTTCAAATAAATCGGAATATGATTTAGCAACTCTTTGTTTAAATTCCAAAAAAAAACCAACGCTCCAAATACTACATCCAAAGGCATTTTCTGCATATCGTATTTATCGTAGCTTTCATATTCTTCGATTAAATATTTTTTATTCTGTTTAATAATAACAGGTCTAAATAAAACTCCCATAGCTTTATCCATTGTTTCCCATTCTTTTAATGTAGTATCTATATCTACATATTCTCCAAATGTCATATCATCTAACTTTGGTATAAAGCCAAAATCTCGATCTCCTTTTTTAAAAGTTGATATAAAGGTTGGTTTCTGTTCAAAAAGGCTGTTAAGGTGTTCGGTTATTTCTTTAATTGAATTGTATTTAATATTCAATACTTGCTTTAATTCAATATTGCAGAATATCTCTATCATTTTCTGTTGTAGAAATAAACTGTCTTTGTTGTTTTCAGAAATCTTTAGAAACTTTTGGTATTGCTCTAATGGTATTTCAGATAAGGTTTCAGGGACTAGTATAGTTGCTTTCATATATATAATACAATAAAATCACAAACTGTACTCCACCTATTTAATAAATATGATATTCCCCTCTGTTAGGATTTTCTAATTGATAGCTTACTGAGTATCTAAGTGCATCTAATAAATGATTATGCTTATCTATTGGAGTTTGAGATTTCTTTTCAAGCCAACAATAATTATTTAATTCTTTTATTAAATCAGTAGATTTAGGGTCTATTATTAAATCATAGTCTTGTAATAAGCTAATACCATAAGTGATACTGCCTTGACCTTTTATAGTTGGTACTACATTGTTAAACCTTTGTAATTCGCTTATCAGTCTCGGCTCTGCACTATCTCCAACTATTAAACTTCTTCCTGCAAATTTTGTATTTAACTCTGCTATCTGTGAGGTTGTTAGATGAGTTATATAAAAACATTGTTTAACATATATAATTTTATTATTTGAATCTATGCTTGTCTGAACTAAAGTTGAAGGGTCGTTACTAAAACCGTAGTCTTGTCCGAATACTGATTTGCTTATTTCTCTAAACTCTCCTATCTCCCAGTTAGTAAATATTACTCCCTCTGCCTTTTCTAACCACGAACCTTCTACAATATGTTTAAAGTTTTTAGGTCTCCTTATTTTCATTTGCTCTATTTGTTTAATATAGCTTTCAGAAAGGTTTTCAATATTATCTAAATAAGTTGTGTGAATGTAAGTTGTATCTCCTTTGATTATATTTTCTCCCGCTTGTACTCCTCTGCCTTCAAACCAGCGTTTATAAATAAAATGTTCTTTAGTTGTTGGGTTGAGCATAAGTATTATTCTATTCTGCTTTCCTTTTTGTCTAACAGATAAATCAATTTTATCAAATATGCTTTCATCAGTCAACTCCTCAGCCTCATCCATTATCCATGTTGTAACGCCTTGTAAGGACTTTAAACTAGCTGTTTGATCTCCAGATGATGTTTTGATACCTCTAAATAATATCTTGCTTCCTGTGAGCTTATTTATAATTTCATCTTTTGTTACATTGAAATAATCTTGCGAATTTAATATCTCTATTTTTTCTTTAAATTCTGGAATAATTGATATGTGAGCAGATCTTAAAGTATATCTCGTGAATAATATTACATGACCACTTTCAATAGTTAACAAAACTAACAAGGCATTTATAGTAAATGATTTACCTGAACCTCTACCTCCAGTAATTATAAAATATCTACTATCTGATTCTTTAAATACGCTCCACTTTTTATTTAAATCTAATCTCACTTAATAGTTCTTTAAAGTCAATACTAAAGTTTTCATTTTGAGTTATATCAATAGTATCTTTAGGAGCTCCATAGGCTGAATCCATTAATGCTTTATAAGCTTGTACATCTCCATTTCTTGCTTTTCTTAGCATACTTAAAGTCATAATTTCTTCTTGAGTAAGGAATTGCATTTCTCCGTTCATAGGATTTTTAATATTCTCAATAGTATTCAACCACCTCTTAGCAATAGTTGATCTATTTAATGTGCCTTTAGGTCTGCCATTCTTTTTGGGTTGATATGTAGAACTAAACATTTTTAAATTATCTTTTTTACTCATTTAATTAATTTTCATAGTTATTGAATTAAAAAACTCAGCTCGTGCTTCATGTTCTTTTTTAAATACTCCTAATAATTTTGTGGTTGTTGTATAAGTGTTATGTTTCTTTACTCCTCTCATTTCCATACATAAATGCTTTGCAGTTAGTGATACAGCAACTCCCAGTGGTTCTAATTCATTCCAAAGAAATTCAGCTACTTGTGTTGTGATTCTTTCTTGATTTTGTAATCTTCTCGAATAAGTTTCTAATGTTCTTGCTAGTTTAGAAAGTCCAACTATTTTCTTGTCAGGGATATAAGCAATATGCCCCTCTCCAAAGAATGGTGCAATATGATGTTCACATAAAGAATGAAAAGGAATGTTTTTTTGTATTATCATTTCATCATAACCTTCTCCTTCAAATGTAGTACAATTCCAAGTGGGAGGATTTAAAAACTCTTTAAAAAATTTAACATATCTTTTGGGTGTATCTTTTAATCCTTCTCTGTTTACATCTTCTCCAAAGTATTGTAATAATCTTGTAATGTTTTCTTCTACTGTTTCTTCAGTATCTTTTTCTTTAATCTCCCATGGAAATACAATCCATTTATTATTTAACTCAATACGTTTATCGATTAAAGCTACAAAAGGTTTATTATATTTTTTATATCTTTCTTCAGTAGCTCCACTATCAATTAAGTCATCAATAATTATATCGGCATCTTCAATCTTATCTACTGCTCGTCCTGTTAATCCTGCCACTATCGTTCCACCTCTTGGAACTCCATAATATTTTGTTCCTTCTGTAATAATTAAATTTAATCTATAATAAACAGTTTGCCATGTAATATATGTTTTCTTCATACTCCTGTTTTTTTATTCCAAATTTCTATATGTAGTCTTGACGTAAAATTTAAATAATTTTCTTTTGCCATTTCAACAACTCTTAATTTATTTTCATTTAACAACTTTTGATTCTCTCCTGCTGGCATTAGATATATTTTATCTCTATCTACTATGGGTAGATATAATTCTTTAACTTCTTCCCATTCTTTAGTGTCATTTATTACAAACTTAAATATCGTATGTTTTTGATTTAAACATGATATTGTTAAAGGTTTATAAGCTAACTCTTTATCATTACCTGAGTTTGATAATTTAGGACTACAATTCCAAAGTGATACTTCTTCAAGTAAAAAATCATTAGGAGTTATCGTTCCGTTTGTTTCAACTTCAATATAAGGGTCAGGGTTTATATTATCTTTTATATAGTTTATTAATACTTCTAATCCTTTTTGTTGCATCATTGGTTCTCCTCCTGTTAAAACAATATGAGCGTCATTCTTTATTGCTTTATAACATTCTTCATCTAAAACATCTTTAATCTCTGTACTTGATGCTTTCATCCAAACCTCTACTGTATCACATCTCCATTCTGCTCCATTATGCAATTCATTATCAAATTGCGTTCCCATTCCGCCACACATTAAGTTACATCCTCCAAGTCTAATAAACACACTTGGTATTCCTACAGTCTTCCCCTCTCCTTGGATTGAGTAAAAGACTTCACTAATTGCTAACTTCTGGTTCATATATAATTGTACTTGATTTAGTCTCTGCTAATTCTATTCTTACTATTGGCATTTTAGCTTCATTCTTAATTCTATTATAAAGCCATATAGCCATATTCTCTGCTGATGTCTCAAAATTTAATTTTCGGTATGGTTCATTATACAAATCTAATATATCACAAAGCGGGTCTTTATCCCACACCAAAAAATAATGATCGTAATATTTTATAATTGGTTCTACTAAATTATCTATATCACTAAACAACATAGTAACTCCATCTTTCATCTTAGTAAATTGAAAGATACATTTTACATTGTAAGTATGTCCGTGCAATCTTGAGCATTTTTCTCCTGCTTTTTTATTTCTATGTCCTGCATAAAAGTAATATTTCTTTTCTATCTTAATTGCCATATATTGTTTTATCTTTAATTTTAGCTCTATCAAATGCTTTCTTCCTCATGTAACAAGGTCCACATTTGCCACAGTGATTTTTTAAATTGTTATAACAGCTCCAAGACAAATGAATTGGTGATTCGTGTTCTACGCCAAATAATACTATTTCTTTTTTCATTAACCCTCCTAATGGTGTTAATAGTTCAACCTTGTACCCATTATTAACTGCTCCATATAAAAGGTTGTTAAAGTCAATCATAAACTGTTCTTCATTGTCTGGATAAGCTCCGCTTTCTTCAAGGTTACTTCCTATGTAAATATATCCAAAACGATTAGCTTCTGCGTAAGCCGTGGCTACCGAGAGCATAACTAAATTTCTTGCGTAAACCCAATCTAAGGCGTATTCCACTCCCTCCTTTCCTGTTTCTATCACCTCTTCTTGAAACAAGGTACTAGTTCCTTTAAATTTAGTATAGTCAAGATTCAAAACTTCATGTTCTATCTTAAAATGTTCTGCGATTAATTTAATAGAACTTATCTCTTTTTCTGTTGCTTTACAACCATAATCAAAATGAACCAATTTCATTTCTTTATGTTTTTTAAAAGCATAACCTGTAACTGCTGTACTATCAAGACCACCACTACATATTATTAAAGCCCTGTCTGGTTGGGTTCTGTCCAGTTCTACTAATTCTTCTGTCTTTAAATTCATTACCGAGTATGGTTTTACTCTTATGGCATTTTTTCCAAGATGTTTTTTTAAAGAACTAAAATATATTTCTCCATTTCTTTTAAGATAAAAGATAGGTTTGTAGTTACAAGCTAAAAGGATGTCATTCTCTTTAAGTATTGCAATAGCAAAACTTCCTTGAATTTTTTTTAACGTATCTTTAATTGTATAAATATTTTTAACATCTAAAACATTTGCAAAGGCTTTACTGTCTAATTCATTTTGTAAAACACCACACTCTTTATCATTCGAAACTGTTCCATTGTGAACTATCTTATAATCTATTCCGAAGGGTTGGTTTTGGAGTGGGTTTAACTTTTCATTGGTAGGGGTGGCTCTATGATTGCATATCCAAAGTCCATTCTGTTCTACTAACGAAGTAAAGTCTCTACCTCTATCTTTAGCTTGTTGATATATCTTAAAGCCAAACTCATCTAATTTTGTTCCTCCTAGTATTGAACACATGATGCAGTTATTTTGTTTTCCATATATTCACTAAATTTTTTCCATTGAAGGAGATTATTAATAAGCAACTCATTCTTCTTGTCATCTCTGACTTTCATCCCAAGACTCCGTGCTTGTCTTTTTAGTATCTTTTCTCCATCAAACCATTGATACTCCCCAAATCTACCTGCATTTACCCAAGTAGTTGAATCTACAGAATAGAAAGGAACTCTCTGTAAACATTTCATTGCTGTTATGCCCAAACCATGCACCTTACAGTTATACTCCTTAGCATTCATAACAAATTTATAAAACGCCTTCCAATCTACCCACGAAACATCTTTTCCAGCAATACCTAAGGCAATATAGTTATAATCTTTACACATAGCAATCCAATCGTTTAATCCTCTATTGGTATGAAAAACTGGAATAGATTGTTTCTGGGTTTTGTTTTCTATTTTGTTTCGTAATTGTTTTACTTTTTCATAACCAAAAACATTATCTACATCCATTTCAAAAAACAAATCTATTTCATTGTTTTTAATGTATTCAATATATCTATCTGTAAACTCATCAATATCAACTCTTACTTTTTTCTTACTCATAATAAAGGTAAAGGCTCCACTATCTAACATAAATCTTTTATAGTTTTTAATATTCTTTGTGGTCTCTTTTGTTATATAAAAAAAACTATCTAACTTATTAAAGTTATAATCAAATAGTTTGAAAATATCATGTCCTTGGTTGCCAGCTAAATATATCTTCATTCATCTGCGTGTTTACAAGCTTCATTATAAATATTAATATAATTATGTTTTATATAATCTACAAATTTATTATACCACTCTAATTGATTTGTTTTTTCTGCTTCTGTTGCATCTTCAAAAAATTCATCTAAATTAATATCCTCAGGTTGCCAAACATCTAAACCCCAATCATTTAATTTTTCTGCATCCCACGAGTTAGCAAGAACATCCCAATCCCATTCTCCAAATCCTACATTGTCTTTAATTATAAATTCTTTCTTTTGTTCTTTAGTCCAGCCTTTAGCAATATCAATCCAAACTTCTTTTAAACCTGCTTCTTTACAAGCTTTAGTTCTCATGTTGCCACCTAACACCATATAGTTTTCATCAACTATTATAGGTCTCTTTTCTAACATCTGAGGAAATTTTTTAATTGAGTTTACTAGTTTTTTAAATTTAAAATCTTTTATAATTCTTGGATTATTAGGATTAGATTTAATTTTATTAATTTTTATTAGTTGTTTCATTTCTTATATTCTAAGTATAATCTTTTCAATACATTAGCCATATCTCTTACACAAGTTCCACAAGAGCTTACCTCCCTTTTAGCAGCTAAAACTCTATTGTGTATTGCTACCATTTTAACTTGCTCCTCGTGGCTTACTGAAGATTTTCTAGTAGAAAAGTATTGATCTAACCATGAATATTCTTCTTCTGTTAAACATTCTTTACTTCTATATGGAAATAATTTGTTTAAAGCTTTTTTCCTTTCATCACATCCGCAGTCATCTATTCCTACTGCTTTAGTAATTGTATCTACTGCTTTTTTAATTCCTGTTTTCTTTGTGAACTTCTCAATACTATCTCCAAGTCCTTTTGCTTTGTTTTCTCGTTTTTTTCTCGTTTTTTTATATCGCTTTGCCATAATAATAATCGTTTGCTAATTCTTTTTTAATTGTTAATTTACACCTTTTCAGCGTTTTAAATACTGCTTTGCTACTTATTGTAGTTTCAGTAGATATTTTCCTAATACTTGGAATATGATATACATAAAGGTTTAACATCTTTTTATCATACCAATACATATCATTAATTGTCTGTTCTAATTTTGTATAGACCACCTCCATAGATTGTTTTGGTGTTGTATTAACTACTTCTTCTATATCCATATTATCTGTTAATCTAATGGTAGTAATTTTTCTTTTTTTCTTTTCATTAATCAGTAAGCTTTTTAATACGCTTAAAACATACCCTCTAACCTTTTGATAATTAATTTTATTATCTTTTAATAATTTAGTAGGATCAAACGTATCTTGTTTAAGTAATTTGAGATAGGCGGCTTGCACAAAGTCTTCTGCATATTTTTTTTGATTATTATTAAGTGAATAACACTCCACAAAGTTTATCCACTCCTTGTGATATTTAACAATAAAATTTATTACTTGATTCTTATTCATTTAACTAACACTAATGTTGCGTTAGGTTCTATTTCATTAAGTAGCGCTTGGGTTAGTTTCCATTTTAGTCTCCAGAGGTCAGTCTCGAAACCTTTGACTTCCACAAGTTCAACTGTGTCGTCAGGATAAATTACTTTAAAGTCAATAAAGTAATTGCAGATTTTCTTTTCATTTACATACAGTCTTAATGGATATTGAGGTATGTACTCAACTATTTCTCCTGCTTTTAATCTCCATTCTAATTCAGCAGCATATTGGGCTTCTTTCTTACTATGATACGATCTACCTTTAAAGGTTTGTCTTACAGCTTTATATTTATTTCTGTTCTGATATTTCTTAGTGTACATACTAAGCCGATCATAATACAAAAAATATTAATACAAAGCAAATTTTTTTTCCTCAAGAAATTATTCTTCTACTTTAATTTCATTATCTAAAAGTCTCCAGACAGCATTCATTATCTCCAATTTTGTATCTTCGCTTTTTACTTTTTTATCAAAAGGAATTAAACCTTT